TCGAGCCATCGCGAGGGCAAAACTCTGGCAGCACCATTGCCGCTGCTTCTTGCGCCACTTGTTCTGCTGATTTGTTCGTATCGTCCATTTCACTCCTCCATGATGATCGCCAGAATATCGGCCTCTAGTTGCGCATCCAGATCTGACATTTGCGCTTCGATTGCCGCCTTTCTTGCCGTCTCTTCGACACCATCCGCAATCAGCGCGGAAAGCCATGCTTTGTTTAGCTTGTCGCGGTCTGTTTCGTATGCCGCCTGCAAAGCTGCAATGCGCTGTTCTTTTGCAAGTGGCTGGCCGAGGATGGCATTTGCCTCCACCTCAGTGACGCTAATCATGTCTTCGCGAATTAGGTGGTCCTGTGAACCGTCAGACTCAAATGCATAGATCGCATTGCCAGAAGTTTTGTAGTATTTCATCGGCCTATCACCTTAATTCGTTCCAATCAAACAGCGCCCACACGCCAGTAGCGACGGAAATCGCGTAAGTTGAACCATCAGGGACAAGCGCTGACAATGTGGCATACGAAGATCCAGCTGTCGGGGCTGTTCTCGCTCGCCTCGCACCATCAACTAATAAATCGATTGCGCCAGTCGATGAGTTGGTAACAACGACGCTGACAAATATGTCTCGGCCGGTGCTATTTGTATATGTCGCATTTAGCGCCCTGCTTACGAGCAGGTTTTGCCAAGTTTGCGGCGCTCCTAAAAACGCCACACTGCTATTAGCAATGAACCACACGGCAGCCCCATCGGACATCAACTGAACCGACTCTCCCTTATTCAACCTTAGCGACGTAGCTGCTGAGAGATTGCAACCGTTTAGTGTGTCGGTACCTGCGCGATTTATCGTAACTGCGCCTGCGCCTATGTTGATAAAGCTTATTGCCTGGCCTGCCGCTAGGGAATTTGCCGCTGGGAGCGTATGGGAGTTCGAAGTAGCGACATTAAATCGCTTTAGCGATCCAACGTCAGCATTAGTGAATGTTGCGCCTGTCGCCGTTATCTCGGCTGTTGCCGCCAGTGACGGGCCAGCAACTGACACGCCGTCCTTTCTCGTAACACCAACATAGAACGTCGTCGTGGTGACTGCCGCAATCGTCAGTTTGTCTCCGGCCCTGACTGTGTAATTGGCACCGCCCTGTACGCTAATATTTCCAGCGTGGGTAATGATCGTTCCTGCTGCTGGATATACCTCTCGCTGTGCGCCGGCTTGTGGAGCGGCTGGGAAATCTGTGATGGTTGGCGTGCCGGCCCAGTCTTGGATGTTGCCGTTGGCTGCTGACCACAGCGGTGTTGTTGTCGCTGTGGCCGCGACAGTCGCACGCTTAAAGTTGATCGCTCCAACTTGGTTCGGAGCAGCGCAAGCGCGGACTTGGGCGGTTGTGGCGTCAGACAACCATGCTTCATACCATTGACCTGAAACGATCTCACCGCCGGCACAGGCTGCCCCATTAATTTGCACCGCTACCGTCGTCAGCCCGGAAATGGCTAACGTCGTCGCGCCGGTATTCGTAGATGCAGCCTTGAAGCGGAACACTTGCCCTGCCGCATAGGCCGTAATGGCAGGACTGGGTGTCAGCGTGATGGCGTTTGCCGTGCCGCCAGCCGTACCGCACCAAGCGAGGGAACCATCTTGCACAGCGTTATATGTCTGCTTGATAAAAGCAGCTTGGGTGCGCAGATAGTCATCTACTGAAGACGGCGTTTCGCTTCCAGCCGGTGAATTACTTGCCGGCGTCGTGGATAAATCCGCGATTGAACTTGGTACGGGCATTTTTGCTCCTACAATGAAAAAGGCCCGCGCCTATTTCTAGGGCGGGCCTTGCGGTGTGTATAATTTGGGGACTACTTGGAGGTACGCATGCAGTACGATCCGATTCAACTAGGGGCGATGCTTGCCTTTATCATCAATGCTTGGCTGGCCTCACGGCGCAGCAAGTAATCCTTGGCGCTCGTCGTCTCTCGGCCCCATCAAAATTGCCGGCGACAAAAGTAGCCCGCGCGGCTGAGGCGCAGCCAAATATGGTGGCATGCCGAGTGCACCTGGAACGTTCAATGCCTGCTGCGCACCGCGCGATGTCGTAATACTTCTGGCTGCGTCCGAAACAGAATTGGCAATCGGTATTTTGCTCAGTATTGAGCTGCCGCCGATTCGGTCCAGAATGCTTGAGAACAATGCCCCCGCCGTGTTTGAGTTGTTCACCGCCGAACCTCTCGGCTGGAACTGCTCATAGCCCGCGACCCGTCCAACAGCCTTCAATTGCGCTACTTCGTCCGGCTTGAAGAACATCGACAACTTCCGATCGCCAATATTTGCCAGGGCCTTGTTATAGGCGGCCTGACTGACGTTCCCGACCTCGTCGGCTGCGCCATTGAGTGCCTGCTTCTTAAGGTGCGCAGTGATCTGACCTTTGACGGCTTCCAGTGCTTGCGGATCGTTCCTGACAACGCTTTTCAGAGCGGAAAGGTCTGACACGTTTGCTTTCGAGCCGCTTCCGACGATGAACTGTTGCACAAATTTATCCGGCTCGATACCGTCTCTTACGGCTTGCAACGCTGGCGTTTTGTCCACGATGCCCATATAGGCACGGTTCAAGCGGCGCGCTTTATTGAACGCGGTGATTGCTTCCGCGCCCTGCCCGTCGAGCAAGGGAGTGTCGTCCAGCGCCTGACGAACCAAGCCGAGGGCTTTACGCTCCGCCATATCATTGCTCGCCCGCTGCAAGCCGCCGATCCTGGTCTTTAACTGTTCTGCGACATCAACCGTAAGCGGCATTTCGCCTTGAGCAGTCTTATTCAGCAGGCCGCGCACATCCCCCGGCAGTTTTCCGCCCAGCAGCGCATCGTCTAGCAGGTCGTTTGCCTTCTGCGTGAATGCTGACGGGTCAAGTGCAGCGGCACGTCCGTTAGAAGCTCTTGCGGCGTCGTATCGCGCCCCGATTGCGGCCTTGGCGGCGTCATCTCGCCTTGCCAGCGATTGAATGATCTTCTGTCCGCCAGCATATGCATCGTCCGCCTTCGCAGCACCCAAATCGTTCAGATTCTCAATTAGACGCCGGTTATTTGCGTTTTCAACTTGGCCGAGCTGCTGCGCCACCTTGTCGTTACTGTTGATGCCCTGCTTGGCTAGATTGCGTTCGCGGGTAACGGTGGCTGGATCGAGGGTCAAGCGAGCAGCAGTCGGGGTTGCGCCCGTAGTGCGGTAGTCAGCAAGCCGGCGGATGGCATCCGGTGCAAGTGGCCCATCGGTACGCATCGCTTCTTGTACATCGTTGCGGATACTATTGCGAACGTTCGGTGCTAGATCGCCAAGCGTGATGCCGCTGCTCTCAATTGCGCGATCAACTGCCTCCATTGTCTTTTGAGGTGCAATGCGGCGGCTCATGGCGCTCTTTGCGGCGTTGCCTGCCTGCGTTGCCTTGCTCATTGCAAATGGAGCGGCGACGCCGGCAGCGAGGGCAGCAGCAAATTGTGCAGCGTCATTCCCACCATTCTCGCGCACCGCACCACCCGCGCCGCCAGATGCGCCAGCGGAGACGATCTGCTGGGCTGGATTAGCCGCTAGAGCCTTCGATACGGCTTGTGGCGCACCAGTCGTCATTTCGGCAGTCTTTGACGCCAAGCCAAGCGGCACGGCACTGCCGGCCATCAGGCGTGAAACGTCACCGACAACGCGCTCCGTCGAAGTCCTAGGCTCAGGAAGGCCGATTGCATCAGCAATTGTCTTGCCGCCGCCAGGTCGAATGTTCACGCCTGGGATGAGGTTCATACCAGCTCGAATCGGTGTTGCCAGTGCATCGAGCGTATTGCCGACACCCTCGATACCGTAGCGTGCAGTCAGGCCCAATTGGCGCGGGACATCTGCCACCGCAGCCGACAAACCATCTTGCTTAGCTTGATGTATTTGCGGGAAATTCTTCTGAATTGCCTTCGCCATGTCCGACTGCTGCATCCCATCAGGGAATTCGAGCATGCCGACGCCCGGCACTTCTACCTGTTGTGCCATTATTCGAATGCTCCGGTAGCCGGGTTATAAACCAGTTTCTTTTTGGCGGGCGCGGCACTTTCCGTCGGCGCGGGAAACAGCGGGTTCGCTTGAGAGAATTTTGATAGCTCGTCGTAGAATCCCTCGTCAATCGTGCCGTTACGTTTGCGATACTCACGCGCAATGCGGGCTACATCCTTGTCACGTTGCGCAAGCTTGCGGCTTGTGTCCATGATCATCCTGTTACCTTCCGATGTCTTTGATAGGCCCGGCGTAATCCCCTGCAAGAATTCGCGATCCTGATTAGACAAAGCGCCCGGCATACCTGCGCCGCCGGCTGGGTTACGGGCTTGAAGCGCCATTTCATTAGAGATCGCCTCAATCGCCTGTTTCGAGCCAAGGTTAGGGTCAAACTTCATGCCTAATGAATCCGCCACAGCCGCCAGTTGGCAATTTTGTTGTTCGCCTCGAAGCCAGCAGACTGCAAATCCAGATACTGCTTGCCAAATCCCTTGCCGACCTCTTTGGACTCTTCCGTTTCCTGCTTGGTGTTCACGTTCACGTTTGATGCGCCAGCTTTGGCAATCGAACGCTTTGCAGCCTGCACACGCGGGTCCAGAATTTCCGGCAACACGTCATAACCGGCTATCGTCCCATCTGTTTCACCGGGCCGCATCCACTTTTTGACCTTACGAAGCGGATCAGTTGGGTCTGCCACTTCCACCAACTGCGGTTTCTGGAACTGCGGCATGTTCTCGATGACCTTATCCGGCGCGACATCGAAAAGCGGCTGCTGGTCGGCCGGCAGCGTGTTCCGGTACGCCGCCTGGGCATCGCGTTTGCGCTGCGTTTCTGCTGCGTCATTCTTTATCTTCTGCATCTGAATATCGCGCAGCTCCTGCACACCTTGCGTTTGCAAAGCATTGCCATATCCCGCCACGCCAGCCAAACCGGCCCTGCCAAGATTGTTCACAGGAGTGCCGCGACGAGCGCCGGCCAGTCCACCCGCAACGGCCGCAAGCAAACCTTGTCCTTCCGGCGTCTTTGCGAAATCCAGTAATCCGTTCATTCCGTCCATGATTAGCCCTCAAGCAGATTACGGCGTTGTTGCCTACGCATTTGCGAATCCTGCATTCTTTGTGCGTCTGTCTGCTGCAATTGCGCCAGGATGCCTTGCAGCGATTGATTGGTTGTTGGTGGAGCGATCTGTGGCGGAGGTACTGGCGGCGCTTTCGGGCCTTGCGCGGCGTTAGATACCTTGATGCCGGTATTGACGGCGTCCATGTAGGGCTTTGCCTGCGTGTAGCCTTGTTGGAACTGAGCGAGGAGGCCGGGACTCGATGTCATCGGCGCGCTAGTAGATGCGGCCATGAACGGAGACGATGCGCTTGCGCCGGTTCCGACACTTCCTGTAATTCCCGTTCCGCCGCCCATGCCAGATGCCGTACCGGCGCTACTACCTGAGAGGCCAATACCTGAGCCCCCGGCAGACACACCGCTACCCGCACTGCTAGCGCCGCCCATCGCATTACCTGCCGCGCCGCCGGTGAAAAAGCCCGCAATCGTTCGCGCAATGCCGTGCATCGTTGCACCCGGACCCGTGTTGATGCCGGCGTCCTCGGCTTCTTGGTAACGCTGCTTTGCTGCGCCGCCCCACTGATCGACCAGCGGCTTGTCATTGGTGCCGAGAACCTTGTTCCACACGCCAGTTGAGAAAGGATCCGCCGAGCCATACAGCAAACGGGCTGGGTTATCGCCAACCTGCTGGGCCATCTTCCCAAGGTTGAAATACTCGAAGTTGCCTACATCGCCAAGCCAGCTCATTTGCCACCTCCGCCAGACGACTTGGTCGATGCACTATTGCCCAAGTTGGTGCCGAAGACGCCAGACATCGCCGCCAACTGTTGGTACGGCAGGTTCTGCTTCTCTTGATACTGCTGATAGGAAAAGTCTTTGTCTTGCTGCGACTGATCTTGCAGAACTTGGCCGGCGGTCATCAGCTTGTCGGCATCTGTATAAGCCTGATTGCCAAACGTCGGAGCCATGCCGATAGCCTGCATTTGACGTGCTTGGTCGCCGTCATACGCCTGGCCGTACATCTGCGTTGCCACGTCGCCTAGATTCTTTGCGTAGGCTTCCTGCACGCCAGAATTGCCGAATGATCCGGAATTGATCGCGGAGGTGTTGAAGTTTGATTTAACGGAGTCCTGCGCCCGCTGCACCATCGAGTCAAGGTAGGGATTGCCCTGACCGCCTTGAATCTGTTGGTTCAGCGCCTGCTCGGCGTTGTCCATCGTCTGCGAGCCATTGACAGCGCGATCTATGGTCTGACCTAATCCTTGGTTCTGGACGTTGTTTAGATCGGCGTAGCGGTCGCCGGTATAGGGCGTGTAGCCTGTATTGCTGAGATTGATCGCCTTGTTTGCATATGCTGTGGCAAGGGGCTTCAGCTCGGCGGGAAGCTGTTGTGATGTGACTGATGTTTGTGAGTCGCCACCTTTACGGTACAAGCGGATGCCGTCGCGGCTGTAGCCGTTAAATTTGTTCCTGACCATCATAGAATCACCTCTTGAGTTTCATAGACTGGCGTGCAGCCAAGCTTTATTCGATATAAGCGTGCCTGCGCAGCCTTGGCTGACCAACGTACGCGGGAGCATCCAAGGCTTTCCGCCATCTCTTTGAGAAGACCGAAGTAGCGCTCGAAGTGCGCACCGTGAGCCGTCATCTCACAGGCGTGCAGAACGCGGAAATTGGGTAACTGATCGATCCTGACCACGCCCCAGCCAACAATCCCGGTTTCGTCATCCATGCGCAGCAAAATGCGTTCACCGCGTGCGCAGAGCATCTTTAATTGATCGCCCGTTATTTCGCCGCCTGATTGGTCGCAGGCCTCAGAAAGCGCGTGTGCGCCCTCTTTCCATGCGCGGTCGATGAAGTTCGCGGGAACGGGGATCAGCTTCATCAATTCCCCGTCAAATAGCGCAATTCGACCCACGTACCCGGCTCGCCGCCAACGACGCACTGCCATCCATAGATGACATACTTGCTGCCCCCCGCACCCAATTCGGCCGGCTCCGAGTTCTTCACCATGTCGCCCCGACCATGCTTGCCGGTCGTGGGCGCTGCGGTTTGTGCGTTGTAGTTGCCGACAATTCGGCCTTCAGCGAGAAGATTGACCGTCTGTGCATGCTCTTTCAGCTCGCGCAATACGTCGCGGTCAGTGACGCGTGGTGTCGTGTTGAGCTTGATTGTCATCGCATGCCTGCTGGCTTGAACTTGGCATTGATATGCGTTACCCGCACGTCGCCGGCAAAGCTGACTGTCGCTTTGTGCCACCGTGCCGACTTCAGGCAATCAAACTTGCCATCGTTCATCGAGCCGGTCGCGCCTGCAATGTATGTTTCCCCGCTGTTCATCGCGTGGAACGTCTGCGCCGAGGCTGTATCCGGCTTGACTGCATAGCGCAAGCGGATCTGCTGCAACAGGGACAAGGCGTCGTCATCGCCGACCTCGCCGGTCGTGAAGTTGCTTGTTTCCGATACGCCGACCAGCTTTTGCAGCCGGTTAGATGTATTGAAAATCGACAAGGAACGGCTGGCCGATGACCAATATGGCGAGTCGTAAGAGATGTCCGGTAGTGTGTCGTAGGTCGCGGCCACGGTATCCCACGTATCCATCGTCAAACCGCTCTCTACGAACGTCATTACCGCTTGCACATCTCTGTCTGCCCTGCCCCATTGCTTTGACTGAACGTGATACACCAACGCGCTGTCGCATTCCGTCGCATCGGTGGACGGATAGAAAATCCAGACCAGGTTACGGTCACGGTCAAATGTGCAGATCGTTTTGTAGAGGAATTGCGGGCTGGAATTGTCGATGAACCACCTGCGCAGCGTGCCATCACCAAGCGGTGCGGGCCGCACACCGTCAAAAATCCAAAAGTTATCCGCGCCAACGAAGAAATGCGCGCCACCGATGTCACAAAGAGCATTCTTTCCAACGCAGCCAGCGTCTCCGCCGGAGATGTGCTGCCAATCCCAAATGACGGGAGCGCCGACGTACTGGCCGATGTAGATCGACTTGTCTTTGTACGCCACGGCGTAATCGCCAAGTCGTGCACCGGCGGTCAATCGGCCCGGTGTTGCAACGAGCCGGCCGGATGCGGCCTGTGTCGTAATCGATTCCGTCCAGTCCGTATCGTCATATGCCGCACAGCAGTGCCAGCCATCGGGCTTGTCAGTCCCATCGGATACATTCAGCGCCATCACAAAGGCACCGACCGAAAACACGATCTCGGCTTTTGGCGCGCCCGAAATGGCAGTGAACGATCCGGTTAGCGAGCGCTGAATCGTGTCTGCGCGGTTCGACATGATGGTTGCGTCGCCAAACTGCGTAATGGACCAGCGCGTATCCGCACCGCCCACATAGCCACCCGTATCACTGCGGTCAACCCATGCGCCAGAATCGAGCTCATAGATAGCATCGACCGTTGCCGCGAATGTGCGGCGCGTGTAATCGAGCTTGTAGATGACGCCCGCACCTTTGCATTCATCGGACAATGCCGGAACATCCATTGCCGTGATGGCAGACGGTCCGCCCTGCATGCCGATCAAAGACGGGATCATGTTCGTGCAGTCCGAAAACAGCCCCGGCGTCGTTTGATCTGCGTCCGGAGCGAAGCCAATAACGGGAGTCATCGTGCTCTCGCCACCAATGAGCCGAAGCGGCGCTGATCGTTACCGTTGATTTCGTTCACGGTCTGGTCAAACAGTGCTTGCCAGCTTGCCGGGTCGTCTTTCGTAAATAGTGCGGCCTGCACCAATGCGCCATATAGGTACAGGCTTGGATAGTTGTCACCTACCCATGTTGTGTCGTCGGCAGCGATGGAAGGCACGCGTCTATACAGCACGCCCTCAACATCGCCAGAGCCATTAAAGCGAAGGTCGAGCCCTTGCCATGCGTAGAGAGTAGCCGTGTTCATCATGTCGCCGGTTAGGACGACAGACAGCGATTGCGGCTTGATTTCGCTGTTCGGATACCCCGAAGGCCACAGTAGTTTTACATCGACAATATCCGCTGCTGGCGTAATCAGGTTATCGGTGATTGTGGTTGCCGCGAGTACCGTTTCCATCTGGCGAACGCGCAACGCACGGTTTATCTTTTCCTCTGCCAGCTCGATGAAGGACGGAATCTGCGCTGTCAGGTCTGTCCTATGCAGCCAGTCCGCAATCGTGCTTTGCAGCGTCGTATAATTCATTTCAATGCCTTGCTGAACGTCGCCATCGCAGGATTAGCACGAAGCCATGCCATTGCCCGCTTGTTGTCGATCGTTCCGTCCTGGCGCATCATCGTCGCCAATTCAGCCATCGGGATAAAGCCCACATGCCGCATTTCGCCCCAGCGTTGGCCTTCTGTCTGCGCACGCATCTCTGCTGCACGGTCCAGAAATGGTTTGCTGTCATATGACTTCTGGATCACCATGCGATCAGCGTCATCAATGTGATGAACTGTCGTCGTGATGCCAGTTTGGGCGTCGTATTCTTTGAAAGCGGACATAAAAAAACCGCCGAGTTTCCCCGGCGGTTCCCTGTGGTTAAGACCGTTGCTTAAGCGGTCAGGTCAGCGATTTTGCCGTGTGCGGTTTCAGCCGTGACGACCAGACATGCCTCGACCGATACCAGTTCTTTCTCGGTGTGACCAGTCTTCGCCAGCGCTTCGGATTTGAAGCCGCCGAGGTAAGCGATGCCTGCATGTTCAGGGTTCAGGATGAAAGCCACGTTCGCGTTTGCATTTGCCTGCACATAGTTCGGCACGACGGACAGTTCACCGAAGTCGGACATGTACACGTCAGCACCGCCAACGATGACGGCCTGCTTGCCCTTCGCAACTTCCTTGCGGTTAGTAGCGATACCAGCAAAGCCGCTGAATACGCCTTTGTGCGATGGCGTCAGGCTGATGATGGTCGGCATCTCGCCAGAGTTGGTGTAAATGCTTTGCATCACGGTCTTCAGCAGGGCTTCCGTGAAAGTACGGTTCGTGCCTGCGGTTGGTGCAGTCGACGCCAAGCCGGACGTATGCGAAGGAGTCGAGCCACCCACGCCGGAGCTGATGTTCGAATACAGCATCGCACCGAGGCCGGACGATTTACGCGCCGTAGTCGAGTCGCCTGCAACTGCGGCGTTGTTCGACAGAATCGACGCTTCCAAATCGCGCTTCAATTCGACCATCTTCTTCGAGACTTGATATTTCATCTCGTTCGAACGGCCTGCCGATTTGGTCTTTTGCTGCGTGCCGGACACGACAGCGACTTTATCGAACAACTGGACGGTATTTGCCACGCGAGCCGTTGCCGTCAGCGCTGTGCCGGTGCGGTCATCGCCCTCAATGACAGCGTTGTCCTTGTTCGGCGTTGCGAGGGTGTCGCGTTGCCATTCATGCAGACGCTGGGTTGCGGTGAAACGACGGATTGCCGAGACAATCGGGGTCTTTTCAGGGGAGACCATGTAAATCTTGTCTTGCAAGTCTTCACGGTTGCCGACAGCATCGTAGCTGTCGAAAGTATTGGTTGGTTGTGCCATGCTAACTACTCCTTAAAGTAATTTCGCCAAGTCCTCGACACGCCCGCTCTTTTTAAGGCGGTCGTAGGCAGCTTGGTTTTGTTTGGGCTTAGGCTGTGCGGCTTGGGGCTTGATGACCTTTGGCGCTTCCACAACCTTCTGAAGTGTTTTTGTCTTGCCAGAAGCCTGGTATTCGCGACCGATTGCGGCGTCGTGCAAGATGTGCACGAACTTGGCCGAGTGCATCGCCAGCTTCCGTTCTTGCTCTGTCAGTCCGTACGCATCGAGGTTTTTCATGATGCGTTCAGAGTCCGCCTTGCCAAAATTCGGGAGTCGCGTCTTAAGCTCCTTCTCTTCCTGCGCCAACGTCTGCTGATCCATGTGATGGCTCAGTTGTTGCGCCTGAAGCTGGGCTTGGTGCAATTCCGCGCCTTTGGCTTGTGCTTCCCTCTGTAGTTGCTGATAGGCGATATTGAGTCGGGTTGCCTCGACCGGGTCGGTATCCACCAACGTCTGCCAGTCGATGTTCTCGAACTGTTTCAGGCGTGATTGCACTTCACGGACGGCAACCGCTTTGTCAAACGTTTCGCTGAGTACACGCTCCTTGGCTTCGAGCATGGCTGCGCGCTCTTCAACCGATTTGCGTTGTTCCGCGACCGCTTGCGTTTTCTGCGTGTAATCTGACTGACGCAGCAGCGCCTCTTTCAGCTCCTTCGGAACCTTGTAGGCTTTGCCCTCGTACTCGACCTCTTCGCCGTCGTCATCAGCATCTGCGTCGTCTTCGGATTGCTGCTCATCGTCTGATGGCAGTTCCTGTTCTTCCGCCTGCTGTGCGTCGTCGTCCTGGTCCTTTACGGGTTCATCAATCAAATCGGCAATCTCTGCCAATGACGACACTCCATCGAGGTTGGTGTCTTCCATTTCCGCTCCAAAAACAAAATAGCCCTCGAAAATGAGGGCGTAAAAAAAGCCGCTCTAGGCGGCGTGTATCGCTTGCGCGAATGTGGTCAGGCAATCAGACGACGAAGCATTCCTTCTTTCTCGAATCGCTTCATGTTCTCGGTTGCCAGCTTCCCGGTCTCTATGTAGCCGGTCAGGATGTCTTTAAACTTGCGGGATGTTTTGATGAGTTGCCACAACGCTTCCTTGCCTTCTTTGTCGCGGGCCGGGCAAGCAATCCATTGCTCCATTACCTCTCGGTCAATAGCGGCTAGCGCCTCTTTCAGCAGCTCGTTTTCCAGCAGCGTGAAAGCGTTGTGGCCGCGCGCTTCTTCGCTCATAAGATCGGTATCAGCCATAAATTGCGCCCTCATTCGTGACTAATGCGGCCTGATTGGCTTGTGCTGCCATCAGTTCCATCGCCTTGATGCGCTCGGCAGAGGCTAGTTTCATTTGCTCTATCTGAAGGTCGTTTTGGCGGTCCAGCTCGGCTTGTTGCGCGTCGAACTGGAATTGCGCCTGCTGCTTCTGCACTTCCATTTGCATTTCTGCTTGCGCTTTGTGCTGGCTGTCTTGCAGCTTGGCCTGTTCGAGCATTACCTTCGGGTCAGGCGGCGGCGGAGGGCCATCAGGCACCTTGTCAGGGTCAAGCCAGAACTCGTTCGGATTCTTGAAGCCCGCGTTTTCAGCCAACCGAGCCTGCACGTTGTATATCTGCTTTGGAGAGATGAGCTTTTTCGCATATGGCGACCCTGCGACCGTGGCTTGAGCCTGTGCGATCTGCATCAGGAACTGGCTTTGCTGCTGCTCGTCGCCCGTTCCGATGCCCACATTGATGGTCATGTCGTACTGATCGCGCCATTCCTGCGGGTCGTAGTTGACGAAATTACCGTTCAGGCGATAGCTCAGCTTCTCCATGCAGTTGTCAGTCAGCGTCTTGAAGATGCCCTTGAACATCGGAGCGACCAAGCACTCAGCGGCGATGCGGGCCATGAGCTTCATGCGCTTTTGGCTGGCATTCATGATCATCTGCATGCCGCCCTTGGTCTTGTTCAGGCTGTCGCCGTCAAGTCCTTGTGAATAGCGCGTCCAGCCGGTGCGGTTCTCCTTCTCCGTCTGCAACTGCTCAAGCATCGGCATGGCTTGGATGCCTTGCCACTGTTCGGCATAGGGTCGGATTGCGCCTTGCACCTTTTCGCGCATCACGCCACCAGGGCGACGGTTGAGCAAGTCGTCAATGTTCGCTTGTGGGTTGCCTTGCGAATCGGTCAAGACGACCGTTTCCTGATTGTTCGCCAGCGACAGATTGTCCATCTGGTTGCGGACAATGGTTGTATGCATCCGCTGGAAGTCCTCGACCAGCTCGCCAACAGAGAAGCCGCCGAATTGATGCGTGAGAATGTACGGCGTCCATGCGGCCATTGGGACATGACTGACTTCCTTGTTCTCAAGGATCATGTCACCCAAGCGAACGACGCGACGGCGCTCGGAGATGCCGTCACCGTCGAAATCGACCAGAATGTATTCGTCACGCAGCCAGCCGCGCACCTGTGATTCGTCGTCCGTCTCCTCGTTCTGCGTCGGGAAGTCGCCATTCTCGCGACGATCCATGCTTTCGATGGATTCGGATTCAGACTGCGCAGAGCGCACGTCGTCAGCCGTTACATCGAATCCCATCTCACGTATATCCGACACGCTCTTCTGCGTCACATGGGCGACGTATGGGCAGTCATCCAGTAACAGGGAGTTGTGCCGGCGCGAGACGCGCATTTCTTCGGGAGGAACGGGGACAACGCGGCAGATACCCTTCTCTTCTACCGTCTTGACCTTGATGTTGAAGCGGCGCATCTGCGGAACAGGCATGCCGAACTCGTCAAGCTGCTGCGGCTGCTCGTCCTCGCATTCCTCCTGCTCCATGATTTCAGCGTCAGGATGCGTGGTCAGGTAGACCGCAAGCTGCATCTCGTCAACGTTCTTGTACGTCGTGAAGGTCGGGACGCGCTTCTTCTCCCAGTACCACTTGACGCCGCCTGTCTTCATCATCAGCGCATCTTTAAACGCGCTGTATAAGATCAGGAAGCCGTTGTTCTGCTTGTAGAAGACGTAATTGCAGGCATTCGTGGCCTGTTCTGCGCCTTCTACGTCTTCCTCGCCGGTTGGCTCGAAGATTACCGCTTTGTCGCTGGCCGTGAATACTTCGATCAGGTCAGGCAACATGCCCTCGACCGCGTCGAACACGTCAGACGTGACAACCTGCGAGCGGCCTTCTTCCTCGTTGCCGTATGGCTTGCGCATGTACGCACGCAATGAGCGATCACGATCCTCTGTGATGTCGGATTTGTAGATGAGAGTCTGCTTGGACTCCTCATCTAGAATCCTCAACAGATCAGCGTCGTTCATTTTCATGCGATAACCTTGCTCCGGTATTGAATGGGCTGCATAGGGCCGTTGCTGTTCGACAGCAGGTCGGCAACAATTGCCATGTAACGGAAAGCGTCTGCGCCGTGGCTGAACTGGTCATGCAACGGTGCGCCCGGCTCGTTTGTCTTTTGGTTGATACTGCGGCGATAGCGCTTCAAGCACTCGATCAGCCTTGCGGCCCTGGTCTTGTCGAAGTACATGCGGGAGAACGTCATGCGAGCAGCACGAATGCCACTCTCAATGTCCATTTCTGGCACTTCGTCACGGTTCGGCACCAGCCGGCCCAGCGAGCGCAATATCTCCGCTGCGCTCTTGCCAGTCTTAAAGTCCTTCGCGTGGCCGTCGTGGGGCAGATAGTCCGAACCCCAGTTGACCTGCATCGCCTTTAGCTGCATCGCGTAGTCGGCTAACGTGCGATGCGAGTCCTCGATGTAGTCAACAATGCGAAGCTCAGACGCGGATCGTTGAACGAGAATGATCGACATCGAGTCATTCCAGCCCAAATCCCAAATGGCGTGCGTCTTCAACAGCGGATCGATCGGGACATCACGAATGCGACCCTCTACTTCTGCCTGAGCTACCTCGTTGTAATAGATCGCGCCCTCTACCGCCGGCTTGCAGCGGCCTTCCCAAATGTTGGCGTACTCGCTCTCAGGCATCGTGGCTTGAGCATGTGTGCGCTCCGCTTCCAACTCCGCCGGGAACCACGGGTTGTCGGTGTAATTCATTTCAACGACTACAGCCCCTGGCGGCGAGTTCACGCAAAAGCGTTGGTGCGTCTCGTCTGATTCCAGCTCGGGGTTGTAGGTGATCCATATCTCAGAGCCCGGCTTACGAATCGTCGGAATCAGCACATCCCACGAACGCTTGGTGACTGCCTGCCCTTCCTCGATCCAGACGCGATCCACGCCCTCAAATGACTTAATGCTGTTGATCGTGTGCGACTGCAAGCCGGCGAAGGAGAACTCGCTACCGTTCTTGCCACGTATCGCTGTCTCCAACACTTCGTAGAAGTCGCCGAGGCCTAAATCCTGTATCTGATCCGATAGCAGCTTGTGCACCGAATCCTTGATGCTCTTTTGAATCTCGCGTGCGCAGAGGACGCGCAATGGCTCTGAAGCCGCCTGAATCAGTAACGCACGGGCAAATCCCCACGACTTACCGCTGCCCCTGCCTCCATGAGCAACCTTGTAGCGAGCTGGCCTGAAGAGGAAGGCGAGCTTGTCAGGAAACTGCGCCGTTTCCACTTGTGACGAATTCAACGCGGATGCCGGTAAACAGATGCTCTCCGTTCTCGCCCGCACCATTCACTTGCAACGGCAGCAGCTTTGGGTAAATCGTCCCCCAGAACACGCGCTCGTTGCTCGGGTCTTCTTTCACCCATGCGACAAGGCGGTCACTGCCGCCCAGTTCTTCAGCAGCTTGTGCAATTGCGTCCTTTGCCGCCTTCGTTGTCTTGCTGAGCGCGCCCTTCGGCTTGCCCGGGTTGCCGGGGCCGAATCTGCCCGTATTTTTCGGTTGGTCCATGATTTCAGGGTTCCTTATGGATTGTCCTGACCTGCGAATAAAAATGGCCCGCTCAAGCAATCAAGCTGGCGGGCCGGAACACGTCGGACTGCAACGTGAAGGGAGGAGAAATAAAAAAGCCAGCACTAGGCTGGCGAAGACTCGAATGAGTCGGTATTCATGGAGCGAACGGAGGGAATCGAACCCTCGTCCTCTGCTTGGAAGGCAGTGGCTCTACCATTGAGCTACGGACGCGCAATGCAAAAAGCCCCGACCGGATTAGGATCGAGGCTTTGAATGTTGTGTTACGTTTTCTGTAGAGGCAACTTGCCCCACGGGTTAAATTCTAGTCGCTTGTTTTCGCGTTTACAAGCACTTTTTGCGAAGTTACAACAAGCTCGCTTTACGCATCACCGGAATCATGGCTGCAACTGCCTCAGTATAAGTCCGCTTTGTTGTCGGGCGCCATACTGAGACTTTCGCTTCCCTGTTCCGCATCTCGCAGCCAATCACCTGGCGATCTTCTGGCTCGATCTTGTACATGCAGGCATCCACGGCTTCCATCGTGAGGCGCTCGACCACCTCATCATGGATGTCTTCTGTGGAGTCCCATTGCCTGCTGGTCTTCGCTTGGCGGCACTCTGGCGCACAGTTGCCATAGCCGATGGCAGGCTTCCAGCGCTTCTGCCAGTGGTAATGCTCCACAAGGAGAGCATCGGCCTTGGCGGTGTCGTCTATGTCTCTCATCATGCCTATCCCCTTATTCCTC